GATCTTCAAGAACCGACTTTATTATGCTTATCCGAGCCTCAAAGGCTTTTCGTGACATTCCGAGCTCTAAGCCACTGGCTGCGCTGCTTAATAGCTGAATATCCTTGTCAGTCAGCTCACCTGTCATTTTGTCTAGGTTTTCGAGTGTTAAACTGTCTTTTAAGTTGGTTGAACGCCACTTCAGCATCAAAACCTGGCGTCCCTGGAACAGGGGGTAATTTTCCGCGAACGCCTGCCAGCGCATCCATGTAGCCCTTACTCGTTGTCAGATTGTCAATCTGCGCGATTACACTCTGAGCGCTTGTGATTTTCATGCGCTCAGCGCTTTGCGCTTCAGGGCTCATTGACTTGGCTTGGTTTTCAGCAGTAACCCTAGCGGTCGTTACGGCGGCCTCAACGGCGGGCTTTGTGGCCAGCTGGGACTCAAGCTTGGCCGCTTCTCTGGCTCCCGCCTCTTTCCCTGAACTGGCCGCAACCTGAGTGCTCAAAACCTCATCTGCAGCTATTCTTTCCGCCGCTGACATTCCCGCCCTTGCCGTAAGTCCGAGGGCAACCTCTGCTGCTCTTTCATATTCTGGCGTACCCTTTTTGAAGCCCGGCCGCCGCCGCCTGGCGCTCAAACACTATCCACGCCGCCGGGTCGCCGCTGCCCCCTTCACCATTATTCAGGGCTATAATCTCTTTTTCGCGCTCAAATTTCGTATCCGCAAGACCTTTGGCGCTCATGCGATTCAACTCATCGCGCCGATCTTGGCGCCGAGATTCCGCCTCGGAAAGCTGCTGGCTGTTATTGAAATTCGTCTCGGCAAGCGTCTGCTCTTGGCCAAACCGAATGGCCCCCTCTGCCCTGTTGTTCATTGTCCGCAACTTCTCCAGCGCCTTTGCACGCTTTTCCTCGATGCGGCCCTCGCTGACCTGGCTCACGGCCTGCGCGCCGCCTGCCATTGCACTGCCCAGTAGTCCCAGCATATTATCGACCCCCGCTCATGGATTGCCCGCCCATCGGACCTTGCTGGCCTTGCGGGCTTTGCATCGGCTGGCCTTGCGACTGGCCGCCACTCATGGCTTTTTCACGCCCACTCATAAGCGCTTCAACGATCTGTTTGTACGCCTGGCGTTCTTCGGGTGACATTGCCTCTGGATCTGCATTCTTGCCCAGCTTACCCAGGCCCAACATAAAGGCCGATTCAATGGCCTCGGCGTTGTTCTCGCGAGGCAGGCGCCCCATTTCCATCGCCATTTCACCCACGGCCTTAGACAGCTCCATGCCGGCTTGAACCATCACGTTCGGCGGTATGGTCTTGCCTTTCTGGGCCATGCCGTTGTAAACGGTCACCATAATCATGCCCAGTATTTCGCCCATCAGATTCGCAATATTGCCTTCACGCTCCAATATTTGGGCAACGGCGTCCGCACCTTTCTCGTACAGGAACGTCAGCAAGCGCTCCACGAGTGCGCTGACCATCGGCTTAGCCTCGCCAGGTGAAGCCATAGGGTTTCGTTGCTGGCCTTCCTGCTGTGGCTGCTGGGGTGCCTGTTGTGGGGGCGCCTGCTGGGGTTGCGCTTGCTGTAATAATCCGGCCATGGTGGCCTCCTGTTATCCAAAGAAACGGGTGGCGTAGCTGCCGTAAGCGTTAAAGCCCCGGCTTGAGTCGATGCCGTAATCATAACCGCCTGCAAAGCCGGATATTTTGCCGGTCGTTTGCGCGGGTGTTGTGCTGGCTATGCCTGCCGGGTTGCTTGGCGCACCGCTTGGCGTGTTTTGACCTCGCCCGCCTGTCACGCTTTGGTTTAACCCTGAGGGGTTTGTGCTGGATGCTGTTGATGGCATATCCCGCATAGAAACGTCGGCCATTTTTTCGGCCACCTCCGAGCTCATTATATCAGTGACAGCAGGGCCGTATTTTCCAATTTTAGCACCCAGCGGGCCAAGCGTATTACTGACCAATCCGCCCACGACGTTATCTACCACCAAGCCGCGCGCCTGAGTGGCCGCTGATGAACTGAAGCTGTCATCCAGGTTCATGCCGACGGTCGTGTTCAAGTCGCCAATCTCATTCGACGCATTGCGAGCTTTATTCAGTGCTTTGCCAGCCTCGCCCACGGCAAAACCGACCGGTCCGCCAAAAAACAGATAATGCGGCCGAGGCAATTCTTGCAAAGCCGCCCGCCTCCGTCTCTGCGTTGATGGCATTTTCAAGGCTGGCGTCTTCGTCGCCCAAGATCGACTTGGATAACTGGCTTTGCGTTATCTGCTTATCCAGATCCCGCAGGCTTCTTATGCTTTCTGCTGTGGTCGCGTCGTCATCACCAAACATCGAATCCAGCGCGCTTTTAAAGCTATCAACCACGCCTGAGAGCATTCCGTCGTCTTCACTCTCGGTACCTCCCGCAATGGCTGAGACGCCATTCATGCCGCCGGGGTTGGCCCTGCCGTCTTCGCTTACGCGGTCCCCACGGCGATTGGCGCTTGTGCGAGGGCCGGGCGTGTTATTGCCAGCCCCCGTGGCGGGTTTCTATTGCTACCCCTCGGGTTCGATCCAGGCGTATTACTTCCGCGCCCACCTGTGTCGTTACTGATTCGGTCGCCGCGACGGTTGTTGCCCGTCCTTGGCCCGGGCGTGTTGTTACCCGGACCCACGGATGAGTTGGTGTTGCTGCCACGCGCATTTCTGCCCGGCGTGTTGTTACCGCGCCCGCCGCCACCTGATGACCCTCCCCAGAAGATCCACCGCCGCCACCGGTATTCCCTGACCCGCCTGCGTTATCGCTGTCTGCGCGTCCCATTTAATAGTCTCCCCGGCAATCATGCCGTTTGTCAGCAAACCTTTTTGGCCACGCCGACGTGGGAGCCGTAGTTCTCAATTTCGCCGGGCTTGATCTGGCGTTCGTCACGGCGGCGGTCCATAACATCCATCTGGAACCGCTCATTGGATTCCTGAAGCTCCTTGTTCGCAAAGTATTGACCTGCCCCGCCGACCACACCGGCAATGATTTGCGCGGTTTCCGGGTTTTTCTCGACCCATTCAAACGCATCGGTGCCCCATTTTATCGCGCTTTGGTATAGACTTTCGTCCGCGATAGCTTCGCCGCCATAGTCGAGTACCTGAGCGGTGCTGTTAAGCGCCTGGTCTAAGCTGATAGCCATAACTGTCTCCGTCGCTTACGCGGTGGTCTGCTGGTTAAGTTGTGCTTCAAGGTCCGCCATGGTGGCTTGCCCGGACTCAATCGCGGTGCGCCACTGCTCAACGGTGCCCGAATCCGGGGTTTGTCCCGCCCGACGGAACGCGGCCACGATGCCGTTGCTAACGCTGGTTGTGCCTGTGCTGTCGGGGAATAGACCGGTGCTTAAAAGATCGCTGGCCAGGTTCTGATACAGCGCGCCCTGGAACGCTATATCGGTATCGCGGTTTTTGAGGACTTGCTGGATAAGAGCCGCTTTGTCTGCCTGCTCAATGTCCGGGTTCATCTGTATGTTCTGGATTTGCGCGGACGCCTGGCCCACAAGGTCGGTGACGTTATTGGCCATCACACCCCAGGCATTGGCATTACTACTGGCGTAGAGCTTAGAGAGTGCTTGCTCTGCCTCTTGAGTTGCCAGCTGACTGGTGTAACCGAACTGCGATTGCATCTTTTGCAGGTCGTAACCCTGGCCCTGCTCCATTAGGTTGGAGCGGATCTGGAAGTCGTTGGATTGGCGGCGCATATCGTTGGTTTGGCCGGCATTGAACTGCGACAGGCTCAAAGCTGACTGACTGTCCTGGCTCGCAATCGGCGTAGCCCTGTCAATCATGGCGCCCTGTGCGGCCCCGCCGGCCATTGAGCTGTTAAGCAGCCCTCGGTTGTTGGCAAACTGTTTGCCTTGAGTCGCTGCTCGCTGCATCAGCGGCGAATCTTTAGCTAGGATGGTATCGAGCAGGCCGGCCACGGTCTTGGCTTGTGGTAGCGTGGCCTGTGCGGCTCCCTGCAGTGACGGTGGGGCTGCCTGCAGTGACGGTGGGGCTGCCTGCTGCGGGTTGTCGTAACCGGTGCCTTCCTTGGAGCGGTTGAACGACTCGACCACCTGGTCCCGCGTCATACCGCCGGCCATCTGGTTCAGCCAGTAATCGCGCCCGTTCTGGTCCGCATCGCGCCCTGTTTCGTTCTGATATACCGCGTCCACAAACGACTCGTTGGTGTTCCTGCCCTCATAAGACGCCGCCGGCTTAAAGCCCGACTTCTGATAATCCGTCGCCAGTTTCTGGCCTCGGTCGTATCGCTGCTGCTGAGCGGCAACGCTGCTGTGTCCGGCAGGGGTTTGCGGCGCTGACGGAAGCCCGCTGGACTTGTACTTCTGCGCCTCGTTTGATGAGGCTATAGACTGCCCAATTTGGTCGAGAGTCATCTTCCCGCTGGACAGTTCGTTCTGCCAGTAGGCTTTGCCCTTGGCGTCCTTGCTGCCGTCACGGCCCAGGTATTGTGAATAAAAATTGCTGATTTCGGCGTTACCGGCCATGGTCTAGCTCCTGCTTTTGAAAGGGTCTACAGCGCCAGCCATAGGTCGCGGGGCACAATCCAGTGTCTTTTATAGCGTTGCGGCCAATTCAAACAAATCGTCAAGGTCCGTATCACTAAGCCCAAGACTCTGCCCAAGCGTTAAAACAAAAGGCCAGTTACGTTCGACTTCTTGTGCAGTCTGCCAATCAACATTGGCTTCCGACCTTTCAGGCTCAGGAAGCGTGTCGATAGCACTTTGAACGCCCTCCAGATAACCCGCCTGAAGCAATGCACGACGAGCCTGGCGCAGGGTGACAACCATGGAGCCTCGCTTTTGACTCAGCACCGCCCCCGCGTCGGCATCCATTGCAATTGTGCCCAGTTTTACCCCGCCACTGCCTGCATAGACGGGACGAGGATCGCCCGGCGCCTGTGCACCCGCCCAAAGCCCGGCGGGCGTTTGATAGGCGTGAACGGTGGCGTCAAAAGGCAGCGTGGGTAGCGGAAACTGCTCGCCGTCATGGTCAAGGGCACGGCCTTCACTGGTAGTGACAATCTGTAAATTCGACATCGGCAAAGTCTCGCTTGAGAATGAGTTGGTCAACAATGTGATTAACGGTATTCCAGCTATCGCAGTGCTTGGCGTAAGCCAAAAATGCGTGCAGGTGCTGCCGCACTTCGTCAAGCGAGGCGGCGCCTTTGGCATAACGGTGTTGCAGGATTTTTAGCTGTCGCCTGAATCGTTTAATGTTGCGATTGCGCGGCAGGATGTGAGTTGACCATATCCGATAGCCGCACCAGTCCACCCCGGCGCTGGCCGGCTTTACCTGTGTTTTGGGTTGAGCGATAAGCCGCGGCGAGCCAGACAGTCTTGCAGCTGATAAAGGCGCTCCCAAGCCTCTGATTTGCTGGAACACACAATCACTACGTCGTCCATATAACGCACGTACTGTCCTGCGCCGTGCGTGTCCGTCATTTCGTGGTCTACGCAGTCCAAGGTGGCGTTGGCGTTCAACTGGCTGCTGAGCGCTCCCACGGGATGGCCAATGCCGTCGTCATGCCCGTAACCGCCAATCATTGCTCTCCAAAGCCACAGCGTGTCCGGGCACTCAATGGTTTTTGCGACGCTGTCCAGTACAGCGCTGTGAGGCAGTGAATCAAAAAACTTTCTGACATCCGCCTGAACCAAATACACCGAGTCCCAGCGTCTTTGAGCTTTTCTGAGCATGTGCTGCAGCGCCAGAACGCCCGCCTGAGTGCCTTTTCCCTTTCGGCACGCGTAGCTGTGATGAATGAATCGACGCTCAAATAAGGGCTCGACAACATCCACCACGGCATGGTGCAGCACCCGGTCTTTAAAGGGCGGCGCCTGAATCAAGCGCATTTTGGGCTCAATCACCACAAACTCACGGGCGCGGCCCGGGCTCCAAGTCTTGTGAATGAGATGGTTGTGCAGATTAAGCAGGTTTTCTTCCAAATTGGCGGTGTACTTGACCACTTCTGGCCGGTACCGCTTGTGCTTTCTGGCCGCGTGATAGGCCTTCATTAAATTGTCAAAGTCATATATCTCTTCGTAGAGCGGCACCGCATTATCCTTGTGCAGTAAAGGGTGAGTCACGGCCACCTTACGGCCGCCGCGCTCTGTTTATGTTTCGCCGTGAAGCGAGGAAAGTAGCCCCGAGTGATGTGGCTCTGTCCGCAAACCCTTAAGCGTGCGGCTTCTGGCCGGTAAAACGGTCGCTCGCGAGACGGCCCCCAATGTTGCTGTTCGAGTTCGACGCTGCGTTGTTGCAATTCACGTACCAAAGCCCGGCATTCGCGCCATTGCTCCAGTTGCCGCCGACGTTGGGGCCATCGAAATAAGCGACTTCCCTTTCTTGCTATTTGCTGCGCTCGTGCCGCAGCCAGCCGCCAAGAATGGCGCCGAGATCGTTGATGTGCTGTGCCCAGTCTCGATATTGACCGCCTGAGATGTGCCCGTACCGCTGGGCTTTGCGCACTTTTCTGCGCAGAACTTCAATTTCTATATCCAAATCAGTGAGCGTGGTTTTCTTTTGATAGCGCTTCCATGCCGTTAGGGTTAATCGCTCAATGCGATCAATGCACAGCCGCACTTCTGCGGTCAGCAAATGCCGTTCGGCCTTTGGGAAATTGACCAATGCCCGACGACTATAATCTTCCAATTCCTCCACTTTTGTGAGCATGCCCTCAAAGGGGCGAAGATGCTGATACGGGGCGTTATCACGCCCCACTGCTTGAGACTGATCGACATGACTCATAACACCACTCGCGCGAGACGGCCCCCAATGATGCTGCTCGAGAGCGACGCTGCGCCGCTGCAATTCACGACCCAAACCCCGGCACGCGCGCCATCGCCCCAGTAGCCGCCGACGATGGGGTATACGGTACCGCTTGTAGTCCAGTACCTCTGATCTGGCGCTGTCGCTGTCGAGTCATTAGAGGTGCTGAAGGTGTTTGCTATAAATTGATCTCCGCTCGCGCTGCGGAAAGTGATTGGGTATACCGATCCAGTGGGGGAAGTGTTTTCATTCGTGTCAGTCCATGTGCCGTCATAAGCCTGGCGCTCAATGTTACCGCTCACCGTGCGCAGCCCGTCCATCCACTGATAAACATTGCCCCACAGCCCAACAATCCCCCGGTAGGTGGCCTGAGCCACGTCAGCTGCATCGACGTTTGCAGCGCTCGACTCACTAACGCGCCCCTGGCCGGTTTTGGTCTGACTGTCCATCGTTGCGTTTTCGACAAGATACAGCCACTGGATCGCCAGCCACATATCGTAATGATGAAGCCGAAAGCCGGTAACGCCTGATACATTTCGAGCCGTCGCCTTTGTTAGAAAATCCGTCAGCGAGGTGCTAACAAGCGGCAAGACGCCAGCGACAGATTGCAGCTTTCCGCCGCTCTCGCTGGCCTGATATTTTCCGTACTGAAATGCAGGGATTTCTGCGCTATCCAAAACGAACGCTGGCATGACAGTAAAGCCGGCAATCGGCTGGTCGCTGATCCACCATGCAGCATCCCCACCTGCAGTGCCGCGCTTGTAGTAAAACTTTGGCACTTCAACCATTACCTGCCCGTCAACGCTCACGTCTTGCATGCCGCCAAAAATCGGATGACCGTTAAACCAACTGAGGGACGGCGTCGCAATGGTACTGCCAGCTTCGTCAATGTGATCCCAGGTGCCGCCCGGCCCGCCCGTTGCCCGCAGTGCTACGCCGATGACCTGAGCCGCCAGGACTGAGATCGTCTTGATGGATGCCGCTGATCGTGCCCCTACGTCATCTTCTGCGGCGACGCTAAAGGCAAAATCGGTATCGTCAGTGACATCTGGTGCCGTCACCTCTACGATTTCACCTTCTGCAATTCCAGTAATCTTCGCGAACACAAAGGCGCCAGTGTCAGTCACAACGTACGTGACTGGGTCGCCGTCTGAGTCCGTGGCGCCACTAAGCGACACCTGAAACGTCGAGTTCTTGCCCGTCTGTGTGGGGGCCGCGATGGTGATCGGGCCTCCGGGGGCGTTATTGGCAACAACGCTGGCGCTGACTGTCTCGCTTGCGCTGGCATTGCCAATATCATCCAGCGCTCTAATCGTGGCTGACACCGTGCCGCCCACTGGCTGATCGACAGCTCGTGCGAGTGTAGCGGCCGCCCCCGTCGCGGAAACTGTTTCCGTGGTGCCGTCCCACCAGTTCACCTCAAACCCAGCGATCGCTCCCCCGCTATGGCGGCTTGTGGCGCTTGCTTCGATTTCCCAGTCCCCGGAGTCCTTTGTGGTGGGCGGCGCTGTAAGGGATAAGGTTAGCGCTCGCGTTGCCTGCAACTGCAGTTCGTCGGTAATTTTCTGAGATGACCAGGCATTGTTCGTGTCGGTAACCGCATCATTAATTGTGCCCTCAGCGAGCGTGGCCGCTGCAGCCTGGGCAATATCCGCGTAATACTTGGATCCTCGCAAGTTATTACCTACAACCGTCTGGCTGGTTGCCCAGTTTTTCGATAGCAACTGCGCTGCTTGCGCCGCGTCCCGAGCGGCATCCGCTTCCAGTTTCACAGCCTCGGTGTCAGACAGAGTTTGTGCGGCCTCTGCAGCGCTCTCGGAGGCCTGTGTCTTGAACGCCTCAACGTCTATCAGGTTGATCGCAATAACCGCACTGCCTGCCGCCAGGTCGTCGTACAGCACAGCGGCGGTGTGCCTGATAGCAACGACGTACAAGTTCTTGCTGACGGCATCGCGGAACACGTCATTCACAAAGTAATCGGTCGTGCTGGCCCAATCCCCTCGATAGTTAAAGCCTGACTGCAGGGCAAAATCACCGTTCTCGTCAAACCCCAGCACCTTTTCGCCGGCGCTGTAGGATTGTCGCGGTAAACTCCTGGCTAACACCGTTCTCGGTGGGAAACTTTAAGGCACGGTCGGTTTCGATGTTGACGGCATCAAAACCGGTCGCCACCTGATCGAACTTAGCGTCCACTTCATCGGATCGCGCCGTGGTGCCGGGCTGGAATCGTTGGGCGCTGTCGCTGTTGTCGTAAAATTCGTTAGCCACGTCTCAATCTCCGTTCGCTGTAGGTCAGGTCATAGCCCAGCAGCTCGTGTGGCTCGCTGACGCCGTTGCTGTAGATGGCAAAGTTTATTGCCGTACCCGAGCCGGTCACGTCGCCGGCTTCTTGAGCGACTACGGGCGCGGACCAGGCTATCTCTCCCCACTTGCCAACGCCCCATAGGCCGCCACCCAGCAAAAAGGTCAGCGTCTGTCGTAGGCTTGCCGCTGTTTCTCCGCCGCCGAAGTCGAAGTCAGGGCGAAAGGTGATGTTGGCACTGGAGCCGGAGCGCACGTCCCAGAACACGCGACGAAAGCGCTTGCGTACACTGGGCTGCTTGAGGTCGGTGTAGGCCAGGGTCAGGAAGGCCCGGATAGGCTCTCCGGCAAAGCCCTGCGCTCCGTTGCCAAGGCGATAGACGTTGCCGGCATCGTCTCCGAAAAGCACCGCTTCTTCGCCGCTGTCGAACTCGCCGGTGTGCATGACCTGGGGCTTATCTGGAAAGGAAACGGTGGTGGCCCCCGTAGGGCTCAGGTAAACGCCGCTGCCGTCGTCAAAGAAAACCCGGTACTGCGCACGTCGCTTGCTGATTGAGCTGCACTGGACGCGCTCAGCGTAGCCTTCATCGGTGAACAACGGCTCGATCTGCGCCCCGGCCTGCATTTGCCGGAAGTCGCCAAACTCTTGCGCGCTTTGCAGGTTTGAAATGCCACGCTCGGCAACGTAATAAGGTTGGATCAAGGACTGCAGCGAGTAGGGCTTGGCCCCGGAGTTGGGAATGGTGGTGCGCAATTCAAAGTTTGCGCCGCTGCTGCCGTACAAAGTCTTGATGTTGTCTCGGCCGGTGACGTGAAGAACGCCGCCTGTGCCGTTGATTAGGCCCGTTAGCGCGCCACTGGTGCCAATTTCGCCCGCACCACCGGTTGACGCATCCCAGTTGAGCGGATCGCCTATGCCGGAGTGCTGCAAGCTGCCCTGCGGATAGCCCAGCATCAGGTGATTTTGATGAATGGCGATGTATTTCGCGCCCGTCATAGCGCCGGCAATCTCGCTCAGTGTGCCGTCCTTGAGCTGATAAGGCTTTGCGCCGCCAACCATGTGCAGCGCCCGCCCGGCCTCGGTCGCCAGAAAGTTGCCCTCGGCAAACTCATAGCGCCCCGTCGCCAGGGTTCCGATGCTGGCCCAGGCCCCGCCAATCAGCTTGTACAGGTCAGACGTGGCGCCGTTCTCGCGGATCGCGTAATGCTCGTCCTTGAACGTACACACGCCCAGTATCGGCCCGGTCCCTGGCAAGGTGTCGCCCAGCTTGGTGTAGCCACTGATTCGACGGTAACCCCCGGTCACAGGGCATTCGTAGTTCACAGCGAACAAACATTGTCCTGGCTTGGCCTGTCGGGGCGGTGTCATCAGATCAATGCCGCCGCCCAGGCCGACATACGCGGTCCGGTTCATGCCAGGCTCGGGGGGAGTTCGACGCGCGGTAGCTGGGATTCCATCAGAAGGATCTCCATTTTCACAGCGTTACGGCCGGCCTGTTGCGCGACTTCTTGCGCATTTTCGTACAGGGCGTACTGCATCATGGCCCGGTACACCACGCACAAATGGAAACGCGAGGGCATACGCGGTTGATCCGCGTTATTGACCAGCTCTTGCGGGGTGCGCCAATACTCAAACGTCAAGTTGCCCGCGTTCGCAGGGGGTGCATTCAAGTGCAGCACTCCATCCGGCGCAATGGCCACGCGACCAAAGGTGCCCGCCACGTCCTTTTCCAGCTCATACCAAGGCACTACCTCGATTCTTTCGCCTGCAAACTGCAGTGTTTCCGACTCCCACACATCAAAGTCGGACGGCAGCGAATACTCGGTGTCCAAAGCTGTCAGCTCAACCTCGCCCCGAGCCCAATCAAACGCCCAACGTCGCTCGTTCTGCAGCTCGCGCCATGCCGTTGCTGTCCAGCCGACAAAGCGGGCGTACTCCCCGGACTGACTGACCACGTTCGCAGGTCCATTACCTGCAGCGCCCACTTCCTGGCGCAAGCGTTGGCAAAGCTCCAAGAAGGTCATCAGTTAAACCTCGCCGGTGACTTCGCGGACGATCTGGAACGGGTAGCTCTGAACTTCCGTCATGTTCATTTCTGAGTCGTAGTGGCGCTGCATGGCGCACCTCAGATTTTCTACAATAGACTCCGACACGATGACTTTTTGACCGCGTTTGATAACGAAGCTCTTACCATTCACACCGCCCTGAACCGGCTGCTTGTCCTGCTCATGGGTGGAAATGATGATCTCGAACTGCCGCTCTTTGGCGTTGCCGGTAATAACGGGAGCCGCTTTTGATAGAGCCACCGGTTCGTTACCCAAGGCTGCGTTAATTTTCTTTCGCAAGTTTTCAGTGCCGATCTTGTCTGGATAGTCCACCCCAAGGGTTTGGGCCATATCTACCAGCTCTGCACGGCTCATTGCTTCAGTATTGATGTCACTCATGACTGCGTACCTTCGATCAGACAAAGAAAACCCCGGCAGGTGCCGGGGCTGTTGGGGTTGCTGGCTTACAGAGCAGAAGCAGCTGTCTCGATCCTAGCTTGCCATCCCTCGTTAAGAATCTTCGCAACGTAGTAAGCCTTCCAAGCCACAGATCCACGTTGGCCCAGCGGGTCACCACCGCGGGGTGTGCTTGGGTTCAGTACCATCGGCGTGATTGCGCCGGCGCCCTTGAGCGGGATCAAACCGTAAGACTCTTTACCGATAATGACGATGGGGTACACGTCAGAGCTTGTGCCATCGGTTGAGATTGTGCCGTTGGTGGATGCGGTACCGCCGGCACTGGCAAAGCTGTCCAACACCGGGCTCAGGCAGTAACGCACGTCTTCTACCTTACCGATTTCATACGGCAAAGCCGCCATGGTTCCGTACTTCTCAGTAGGAGTGAAGCCGGGAATGTCGCGAATGTCCGCTTCCAGGTCTGTGTGCGCAAACGCGATGAACGCGGCCGCGACAGGCTCGGTTGAGTAGTTCGGAGAAGCACCGACCATGCTGGTGATCTTCTTGGCACGATTGCCTTTAAGTGACCGAGTGACGGCGCGCTGCTTGGCCAGGCCATAGACAGAGTTAACAGCACTGCGCTGGCTGCCATTTGCGAAAAACACGTTAGTGCCCGCACGAATCGCGCCCCAGGTTGCATACTCAATGGTTTCGGCGGCTTGCTCGCCGCACAACATTGACGCATCGGCAAGAACGGGATCTTCCGCCAAATCTGCAATAACGTCCGTGATTTCAGTCCAGGCGCCCCACTGCTTAATCTGAACAGTCACGTCTTCGTAGACCATTTGCTGAGCTGATGGTGTAACGCCTTCGCTCAGGACTGAAGTGATGTTTGTGAAGGGAACGGGCCGGCGAAACTTAACCGTATCCGCCTTGTTTTTGGGCAGAGGCTTGGACTGTCCGAATTTTGACAGAATAAGAATTGGCTCTGCGTGAGAGAGCATTTCAGCCGCTGCGTATGCTGCAGTACGCTGGGAAATATCGCCGTAGGTGGTGATAGGCATTGTGTCTTAACTCCAATCAAATTTTTGAGTTACCGCGCTTTCTTTTTCGCGGCGTAGTGTTCAAAGGCCGCGTCAAACTCTTCTGGCGCTCCGCTGCGCGACGCCGCTCCACGGCGGCTGACGGTTTGGGCGTTCGCCAGTCGGGCTTTTCGCTTGTCGTGCTTTTGGGCACGGCTGTTTTCGTCACTCGCGGCGTTCGTTGCCTTGTAAAAATCCAGTAGTGCGGACGCATCGTCGGCGCTGTCGGACTCTTTGAGGGCTTGAATGCTGGAGTTCTGAGTGTTTAGCCATGAATCAAATTCGGGCGCATTGACCACTTCTCGCCAATCGGCATGCCGGCCTTCTAAGCGGGCATACTCGGACTGAAGTTGTTGCTGATGGGCCTGTTCTTGCATGGGCTGCACAGCGGATCGCAGTTCTGCGATGTCCTGCTTTAATTGCGCTTGCGTCTGCTGGTCTGCCTTGAGACGAGATTCGAAAGCGCGGGCCATATCCGGGAAATCTTCTTTAAACTCTTTCCAATCATCGGCTCCGACTGAATCGGCCATATCCTGGCGCTGATCGCCGTCGCCTTGGGCTTTACCCTCCTGTGCTGCGGGTTTTTCTTGCGCTGCGGGTTTTGCAGCCTGTGGTTCTAGCGCTTTGCGCTGGTGTTCGTTGATCTGCCGCTGATACGCGCCAAGGCGGCCGCGCTGGGATGCGTCAGAGTGCCGTAGTCGCTCGTTTTCGGTTTCAAGGGCTTTGAGTCTTTCGGACAGATCGCCATGTTGATCGTCTGGTGCCGCGTCGTCGTCCGGTTCCGCGTTGCGGTCGTACTCGTCGCGATCATCGGCGGGTGTCGATGATTTTGAATATTCCGCAAAGGCGGTTTCAAAATCCTGATCGTCGCCGGCGATGGAGTCATCATCCTGCGGCTTGTTCAGCGGCTGGTCTGTCATAGCGGTTCTCCCGAACGGCTGGTGTGAGTGCCCTTGTGGGCGTGTCTGCGGTTAGCCTGCTGGGCCTTCCGATTCGCTCAAGCGCTGGCGAAGCAAGTAGCCTTCCAGTGCCCATATCTTGTTCATGGCAGCCTCGCGGGCGTAATACTCGCCGGTGGCTGCTTTAAAGTTTTCAGGAAACGCACATGCAGCTTCGCCTGTGACTGTAAAGCCGTTAGCCATTGTCAGGCAGCACACGGTTAGCGTAGTGCTTGGGAAAACGTGGTACTTCTCATCGACTACCTTGGCGGCAATGCCTTCCTTGGTGACCGTGTTGATCGTTGGCAAGACAGGTACAGGTATATGCTTCATGGCGTTGTTCTCTCGGTTCTGTGTGGTTAGTAACTTGGCGTCGGCTGGTTGCCCGCCAGTTCTTCGCTGGCGTGTGCCAGTAAATCGTCAATCAAGCGGATCTCTCCGCGTAATTTGTCATCTTTAGCTGAGCCATTAATCAAGGACAGGACGCTGTTTTCTCGGCGATCCTGCAGCCACTGCTCAATGTCCCGCCAAGTATCGGCGTGTTTATCAATGGCCATCAGTAGCTATCAAACCCCATTTTTTGATTCTCCTGCCGAGCCAGGCGATCATTTTGCTTTTCACTGAGTTCTGCGGCCTTTTGATCTCGATCCGCTTGGATTTTGGCGGCGGTTTGTCGCATCTGCACCTCCAGGCTCTGGCTTTCAAGGCCCACTTTGGCCTCAAGCTCTGCCATGGTGATACCTTCTTTCAAGGCGAGCCCTGCGCGCTGGTGCTCCTGTTCACTCTGTAGCTGGGCAGCCTTGTATTCCCGCTCCCATTCTTTGTGATCCAGCTCTGCTTCCAGTCGCTTACCGGCGAACTCGTGCTCTTCTTGCTTGAGCTTCATCTCAAACATGGCCATTTTTTCTTCAACGCTTGGCCCTTCGCCTTCCTCGGCTTCCCGCGTCTTGATTTCTTCATCCGTGTACGTGACCGTATCGACCTGCACTTGCATCGTTCGTAAGATCTCGCGATAAAGTCCGGCCCAGTTGGTCAGCTTGGCGAATATTGGGTTCTGTGCCGCGACCTGGGACAGCATCATCAGCTTTTCCTGCTGCTCTTCGCGGGCAATCAGCACCGACGTGCCGCGAGCAACAATGTCGAAGTCGCCTTTTATTTCGGGGCGATCGGTGTACATCATGTGGTAGTCGTAGAAGCGGCGAACGGTAGGCGCGGTGACGCCGTCGTCAAAATTCTTGACCGCGGACCGCAGTACGATGTTGGAGTTGTTCATCAGCATTTGCATGCCGCCAAACGTTTTCCCGCCGGGCCCAGCGCCCATACCCTCACCTTGCAGCAAAATCGGCAGGTTGGTTTCGGTATCGGCCAACTTCTGAGCAGCTTCGAAGATTGCGAACAGCCCAGCCTGATTGTTTTGAATCTGGTAGACCTGGAAGACGCTGCCCACAGGCTCATCCCCGGTGTCTTGCCACACTTTGTTAGGCCGGAGTGCCCAGTTTCCGTCTTGGGGCACCACGCCGCGCTTTTTCATCACGATCTGCGGACCGGCCGACACTGCAGCGTTGTCCATCATCATCCGCCACGAGGCGTTAACCACTTTCTGTGGCTGGCGCATCAGGTACGGGATACCAAAACCGAATATGCTGGAATCGTCTTTTTCCCAATTAAACACGCTGTACGGCAGGTCGCCGGATTCCAGGGGATTGATGGCGGCCTTAATGACGTGCCCGCCGACCATCAGCACGCAGCCCGTGTACTCAACCAGCACATCATCGTCGATGTCTTCGCAGCCGCACGCCTTTAGCTCGTCTTTATCCAGCGGTCCCCAGTATTCCCACAGCTCGTATTTTCTGTCGTTGGTGACCGTATCCACACCCGTAATGGCGCGCAGCTCCTGGCGACGGTCGTTTGAGATGTAGTGACTGCCATCGCTTTCGAGGGCTCGGCGTAGCTGGCCTTCAATAACGCCCGGCAAGTCGGCTAGTTCTCGCAGCTGCTTGCGGTTGAGCAGTTTGCGCTCAAACCAGAACTCGGCCTCTGCTGCGCTGGAGGCGGACATATCAGGGAAAACATCCCAGGGGTCCACCCGCTCAAGCCCTGCGCGCAGCTCGTCCTGTACTTCAATCGTGCTTTGGCCTGTTTGCGGGTCAGTGATCCAGGCCCTGCGGGTGCGGTTGACGACCTTCGGCCCCTTGAGCACGCCGAGGCCCAGCTTGCACGCATCTTCAATAACGTCGCGGGCATGGGCGTTGTAGTTGGCCTCTGCAAAATCATCCTCAATTTGCTGCTGCATCTGTCGAGCGGCTTCATCAGCCTGCTGTTTGGGCTCATTCTTTTCGGCTTGCGCCCCTTGCCCCATGGCCTGCATAGCCTTGGCATGGGTTTCAGGGTCCATTGACTGGTGCGACTCGGGCATACCGTCCACCATACCTTGGCCCTGCTGCTGCATATCGGCTTGCATCGGTGCGCCGTTGGTCGCGCTCATCGCCGGGACGGGTGTGCTTTTGATTCCAAAATTCGTGTCGTCATTCGGCAGCAGCATATCGCTCATGCGCGCGATGCCGGCGCGGGTTTTGTTGCGCGTGATATTGACAAAAACCTGGGAGCTGCTGTTGTCACTCATCCGTTTTGTTTCTTCCGGTGTGTACTCACCGTGGTATTGGCGCAGATCCTCCAGCCACCGGGTTTCGATCATCTGACGCCCAGCTACCTGCTCTTGTGCTAATCGATCGAGCTTGGAGCCCAGCATGTTGAGGTTTTCTTCCTGCAGAATCCGCTCTTCTTCCGATGTCTCTTCGGCGTAGTCCATATCAGTATCCTGCAATTGGGTCGCCTGGTAAGTAGCTGCTAATCGAGTTTTCAGCAGGGCGTGTGACAGCGACTGAAACCTTCATCACTCCGTAGCGCATAGCATCCATGAGGTGGTCGTTTTTCTTCACGACTCGGCCCTTCTCATCACGCCGGTACAATCGGATTTCGCTCAGAGTGTGCTGCAGGGTTCTGAAAATCTTGAGTCGACCCGTTGAAAGGCGGTCTAGCGTTTCCAACAACCCTGATTCAATGGACTTGTTGGCCTTGTGAAGAATTAATCCCTCAGCGATGTACAGCTTCCACAGGTCTTTTCCATCAATCTGGGACCGACCGCGCGCTGCGGTATCAATAACCCCAGGTATCCATTTGCCTCGCAGTTGAATGCCCTTTGAATGTATCGGTGGCTCAGCTTCGCCCCGGTAATGCTCGGAGTAAGCGTAAATGATGTCGGTGTCGCGATCGTGAGCAAGCCAGATAGCGGCGGTTTTATTCCAGCCAACATCCATGCCGTACATGCGCGGGAACCAGGGCGGGATCTGGAAGGGATCAATAACAAAATCTTCTTCGGGCACTGGGTATATCGCGCCGGCGCCAAGGCTTGGGTTGCCGTTCATCCGTGCGTCAACCAGATGTGGGCTGATGCTTTTTGCCATATCATCGATGTCCGTCTGCTTGAGGTGTGGGACGTGTGACCAGCCGGCTTGCACAACGTATCGACTCACTATTTACCTATGACGAAGGTTGCTCCGGCAATCTTCATTTCGTCACCGGTGCGAGATTTTGGATAGATATGCCGAGCAATGTTCAGGGACAGCATGCCCCGCTTAATTTTTCTTTCTGCAACCAGGTCAGTGAGCTTGCGCAACACCAAAGAATTGCAGGTGTCGGCCGGTACGTTCACTTTGGTTTCTGGCCGTTGGATGCTAGTCATAAGGGAACCTGCTCGTGTCTTGCTTCCAGAAAATCAATAACCAGCTCGGTGAGGCCCGCCAGTGGCGTGAAAGTGATTGCCACTAAACCCTGAGTAGTCATCGTTCGGATGAGGGCTTCGTCGTACACGTTTTTTGGAACTTCTTCATCCAGCCAGATGAAATCCTGCTCAGTGCCTTGAAAGATCTTCCGGCCCTGTTCGTAGCTGCGTAACATCAAGCGACTTGTACCGCCGCTTGTGTGCTCAACGGTAATGCCTTCGTAAAGGTTGGCAACGCCTCGTGCTGGGGTCGGCTTGCCCAGCTTATCGCCAGGCAGTAGGCCGGAACCGAACTCCGGGGTACCCCAAAGACCGCCAAGCAGCTTGTTCTGAATAATGTCTCGCGTGGTTGTGCTGGTGTCGCCTGCAGCAAGGCACTGCACTGGCCTGTCAAAGCGGTGGCCTTCCCACCAAACCGGATACTCACCCGTCATGTGGTAGGTCAGCTCACAACCACCCGCCACGGTCTTGCCAACCCGGTTCGCGGCCATAAACAGCCGTTCCCGGTGAAGGCTGCCGGCTCGGAAGAACTCCATGTGTTTTGGGTAGAGCTCGCGCCGGTATGGCCCAGTTTCTGGAAACATCTGTTTGATGAGGGTGTAGCGCTTGCGTCTGGCCTTTTCCTCCAGCGCCTTTAGTAGCTCCCGCTTGGCGCTGTCACTTCCCATTCCCTACCTGCTTGCTTAGCTCGGCAATGCGGGCGTCAAGGTCATCGTCTGCCAGTGCTCGCTCTGGGCCCTGCTCGGGGTTGTCGTCATCCATGCCGAACGCTTGGCGCTCCAGCTTTATACATTTACCAAGGGCGTCAACGCCGGAATTGAGCGAGCGAGCAAACTCGTTGTGGTTTTCCTCGTCCACGGTCATGCCTGAAAGCGTGACGGCCAGCTTGGTTGAAATGCCCTGCCACTTGGAAATAAGGGTTCGATGACCCCTGACAACCTGGGCGATTTCATCCGATGCAGAATCAATAATGTCGGAGTCGGTACGAATGCCAGAGTCCGTACCAGTAGTTCGTACCAACTTCGACTTAACCGCACTACGAACGCTGCCGCTTAGGTCTCTCTGCCAGCCGTCGCGCTTGGCTCGCTTCCTGATTGCTCCCTCAGTAATGCCGTGCTCTTTGGCAATAGCCATAACGCTTTTTATGCCAGCGCTGAACTTCGCCTCTATCTCGTCCCAGTCGTTCTTTGTAGCCATAGATCAGATACGCGGCCCTTGGGCGGCGCCTCCTTTGAATAGGTGCCGGGCGTCTCTCGACGTGCCGGCGGTGGTTGGCGGTGCCTCACGGCAGGGCCTGGGCGGCGTCTCTCGACGAGGCCAAACTGGTTTACTCGACCTGTCCGCCGCCGGAGCGGTCAAACGACACATCGCAGATTATGTTGGGGGTGCCTGATGTGCTGAACCGGTAGACAACGGTCCCCACGACGTCAACTATGTCATAAGAATTTTCGTCGTATTCTTTGACCGTATACCACGAGCCTGCGACGTTCAGCTGCAGACTGATGGTCGATCCGTTCCAGTCGCCATTGAGAAATATTTGGATGCGAGACGACCGCGATGTTATGCGCAGCGCTGAGTCGCCGGCGGTGTTGATGTCTGTAATGAGTGCCATGGCTTAGCCCCGTGTAGGTATTAAAAAACCCGCTCATGGCGGGCCTGTGTGATTTCGTGTGGCGGGCTAGACGGAATCCTGCTCTACCCGCGTCAACCCTAGCGCCGCAATGTGATCCTGAGCTGACTCCAGCCTGTCGCCCAGTATCACCGCGATAACATCCGGCGTTGCAATGCCGCCGTTTATCTGCAATAGCGCTTGTGCTCGTGTGGCGGCTGCCAAGTCCATGTCGGGCGCGTGGTCAGGGGCTTGTAATGGCTGGCCTGCTATCTGTGCGAATATTGGCTTGGCGACTGTTGAGCAGACTGCGTACAAGTTGCCGTCTGCGTCTTGCCACGTTGCTGTGGTGAATGTGCGATCGTCTGCGCTGGACTCGCCAAGCGCCAAGGCCAGTTGGTTGGCGTCTGGCA